ATTTTATACAGCAGAGCAGTCATATATACCGACTGTTGCAAGGTGGTGACTAACCCACCCTTCTCCTTTCGTGTTGACACAGAGGTCTATAGTACCACAGTGCTTGCCTAGGATGCGGTGTCTCTGTGTTGTGGAGTTAACCGTGACCCCACACGGACGTATTAAGGCGTCACCCTATCCATGTAATCTTTTGTGCAAGTGCAACTGCTACCACATATGCACCATAACCAAACAGACTCCATAGGGTTGCAAAGAGAACCATTTCAATACTGTCAGTCTCGTGCCACCATTGTTTGAACTTATTCATGTTCACCACCTTTATCTTGTGGGTCTAGTTTAATTTTCTTACCGTCAATCCAGATATCTCTTGCACGACTTGGTGTCGATGTAGGAAAGTGCATAAAGAATGTAGGACGTAATCTTGCAGTCTCAAAGGTTGCAACTGTAATTACAATGGCCGCAAGTATCAAGGCATGGGCAATCATACTTACACCCATAACCCAAAAACTACCAATCCACATTGAAAATACAATACACCACATCCATGCAAGTACCTGTAGTACCATATGTCTAGTATTAGTATCTGGGATATGTCTTAGTGGGTTCTTGTCGGCATTCATTACACTGTGCCAACTGTCATGAATAAATTCTCTCATATCAATTACCTTTTCCATCGTCAGTTTCATTGGATAGTGTGCATCCACATTATCCTTAAAATCAATAGCGTCATACAGGTCAACAAAGTATTTTACTACCTTGCGTTCTTTAAACTGTCCTGTCACCTTATACATACTATCTCCAAAATTAAGTGGTGGTGTTTCTGTTTCCAAGTACACCACCGAAACTCAGTACGATTAGGCTGCGAGAGCGTAATCTACATATGCATTGTTATCGTTTGCATTTACGAGTTTTGACCTATTACGCAGTCATCCGACAATTCTACTCGCCTCTATCTACGTCAGTCGAACCTAGTTCGCCCCCATCATAACTACTCTCATGCAGTGATTCACTATCTCATCTAAGAGTAGTTATGGTGGAGGCGATGGGTACTGCCCCCATGTCCTGTCCGTCCTTTGATTTGTATCATCAAACTGTATTATATTTATACCAAAGACTGATTCAATTGTCAAGGGATTTTACAGCATCGTTAAGATTAACGAACTCTCTGTTTTTGATATGCTCCTCAGCAATCTCTTGTTTTGATTGACCATGATATGCAACCGCATGATGATTGTCGATTAGAAGTTGATTAATATTGTGAGTGTCCTCGTACCAAATCTGTCCAAGGATACGACCATACTTACCTTTACCATCCTTAAATGTTCTAAGAACAAGATGACCAGCGTTTGTCCATTTCTCTAGGAACGCCTTTGCGGCCAATCCATATTTCTTTTCTTCTAAGTCTCTGGTTCTAGATTCTGGTGTGTCGATACCATACATACGAATCCGTTGTTTGCGTAACCACACTCCAAAGCCCAAGTCAATGTCAACATCAATTGTGTCACCATCAACTACTTTCACCAATTTACATTTGTATTGATACATTATGTTCCTCTACTTCCTACTGGTTTACAGATATATTCGACTGTATCCCAACTACCATCAACAGGTATTTCTGTATATTCTACTAACATGGTTTCACAATTTGCACGACTTTCAAACCACTGTACATCCTGTTCCAAACAAGTACTACCAGAACACACTGTTAGTAATATGTGCCAGATAATATTCATAGGTCAATCCCCTTTTCTTTGAGGGGGATGTTACCAAGGTTGATTGCACCTTGACCAAATCCAAGAATGCAAGCCTGTCTACCGTCATCAACAAATTCAATCAATGACCATGTAATAGGATTCGCCTCATGGTTAATTGCAATAACAAATTTTGATTTGTTAAAAGCACCATTCGGAAATCCAGTGATACCTTCCATCCACACAGTAGGGTTCTCACCATGTCTCTTCATTAGGTCAACCACTGCATCAGCGCTTGAACACTGGGCAGGTTTCTGTGCCCAGTAAAATAAGTTTTTGTCTTCTAATTCCTGTTGTAAATCACTTTCTTGTGCGATTGCACTCCCACTAAACAGGAGCGCCGATAACATCAGGGCCTTCATCCAGTTTTTCATTTTCTTTTTCCCATGCTTGGGTGAAATCGTCAACCGCATCTACTAACATCCCTAGATAATCTTTTTTATCTTTGATGAACTCTTGAACAACTCCATCCTCTGTTACCACCAGAATTACAATCTGATTAATTGCATGACCAGTGCGTTCTTCAAACATCTGTGCATATGCAGATGCCTGAATATAGTAATTCTCGTTCCAATCATCATTACGTTCTGAACGAGATGTCTTAAAATCAATGATAGATAATTCACCATTGTATTCTGCAATACAGTCTACACGACCAGCAACCATATACCTGTCAGAATATAAACCACATTCTTGTGAATAGATGTTATCTACTTTTTCTTTGATAACTTTTTCTAGTTGACCAAATAGTGCGGCGGCCAGAAATGGTTCACGATTTACTTCTTTGTTATTTAAGAAGTCCTCGCACATATGGTGTACTTTTGTACCCCTTGCGGCGGCGGTTCGTGCGATATAATTTGCAACATCATCACCAACTTTCTTACGCCATGCGTGAAGACCCTCTGCCTTGCGGTTACTCAATACAGTGGTGATAGATGGATACATCTTACCATCTGGTGTCAAATAAAACCTTTTACGGTTTACTGTTTTAGTCTCTAGTTCTGTAATCTCTACAGGTTTGTGTGTAAACATAATATATCCTCAAGTTAATTTACATAATCATATCATAACAGAATGGGTTTGTCAAGAAGGAAGGTATACCCCTGCCATCTTAAATGCCTCTGTTTCTGTTTCTTTATTTCTTCGTGACCATCCATTACCAAACGTATCGAATGTACTCAGACTTTCGTAAAACTCCTGTCTGATTTCTGTGTAGTTGGCAATCGTACCTTCAACACTGTGTTCTTCGATATATTCGTCAAGACAACGCAAAGTGTTCGGGCCGATGCCACCATCTGCAACTGTTCCAATCATGGACTGAAGTTTCTTCGCCGCTCTACCTGTACCAGAATTAACGGCCCAGTCGAAAACGCAAAGGTCAAGCCCCTCTGGAAGTTGGTCTGCCTTTACTCTATCCCAATAGTTCTTTTTGTAGATAGGTGCAACGTCATCAAATTCTAAATCTCTCATGTCCTTCTGTTGAAGGTCATTTTCCATACACCACTTTTCGTAGACTCTTTTGGTTACACCCATGTTGGTTTCGCCGCCAGGGTCTTTAGGATGATTCACATATCCGCCTTCGTGGTGGAGTATGAGTTTCAAACATTCATCAAAGTTACTCATTTACCTTGTCCTCTATATTTTTTAAACGACCTACGTTTGTTCTTGTTCATCGTAGACGTAATTGGTTTCTTGCCCATTGAAGTTCCCTTTTGGGTTGGTTCATGGACTGCACTACTAAACATCTTTGCCACTAGATTTCAACTCCTTGTTTGATTTTATTAATGAGGTAACTGCGAACTAATCCAGAACGCACGATGTCACCGATTGTAAATTCAACCGTGGAGAATTCTTCCATCGCTTCGATGATGCCCATAAATGCACCCAACCCTTCTTTCTCACCATTCTTCTGCAAGTCAGTCTGGAAGTAATCACCAGAGAAGATGATTTTACTGTCCTGTCCTACACGAGTCATGATAGTATCCAATTCATGGAAGTTTAGATTCTGACATTCATCAACTATGATGATTGCATTATCTAACGTGATACCTCTTAGGAAAGAAGTGGTGAGGAACATAACACTGCCCTGCACTTTCAGTCTGTCATATAACATACTGAACGCACTATCGGATGCCTGTTCAAACATAAACTGTACCATGTTCTGGTACGGTACTTGGAACAGTGCAGTCTTATCTTCTTCATCGCCTGGCAGGAATCCAATTTCTCTAGTTGGAACTGCACTCCTTACAAGATATACACATTCGTATGGGGTTGATGGGTTAAGAACCTGTTCTAGTGCAAGGTAAAGTGATACAAATGTTTTACCTGTACCGGCCGCACCATGTAAGAATAAATTCTGTCCTTTTGCGTATTCTTCAAATACAAGTTTTTGATTGTCGGTAATCGGTTTTACCTTTACCAGACTATCACCTGTCACATCTTTTTTCTTCGCCATATTTTTACTCACTATAATTAAAGGTGGAGCGATAGGTTTACTATCGCCCCTGTACATTGGTGGATTGACTACACAGTTTACAGTCTCTTTGCGAGGGTACTGTAGTTTTCTCACCAGTACAGTTTTATTTATATCACTTTGTGTTTCTTTAAAACTTGTCTAGTCTTAATTTCCTTTGTTGTCTTTTTACCATATCTGTCTGCAAGTTCAGATGATGGATGGGCCTCTGCAATCCGTGATAGATTCTCTTTCCATCCAGCGTCATTTTTAATTCTGTCACCTGTACCGCCAGCAATACCAAACATTGATGGTGTCTGTGTGATGTGTGGGTTCTCTTTCAGAAAGTCTTCCCTACCAGAAATGGTAAAGAATTCTTCCCACTCTTCACCTGTCTCGTTGTTCTTGAAGTTGTAATAGGGCATCTGTTAGTTCTTTCACTTTCATTTGTAATGCATGAACTTGTGCTTGCATATCTGCAATCTCTCGTTTATACATATTTTCTGTTGTCATAACAACAGGTTCTTCTTTTCTTTCCTGTCTCATTTTCCATAACATCCAATCATAATAGCGTTCTGGTTCTGGGTCATGCTGCTGTTTGTTCATACCAATACGGAGCTCCTCTTTTTGTCCATTTCGCCAAATGTTGTTTATACTTTATATAGTAGTCATGATATGCACGAATTGAACTGTCTGGGTTCTTAACATCATCAAACATCGCCTGATACGGTTCACAGAAACCAACCTCGTACATATTGGTTGGTGGTCTTTCCAATGCCTCATGTAGTTTACGATAACTCTCATGGGGTTTGTCATGATTGTAACGATACATGAACTCATTGTTTAGTTCAGTCCACATCTCATACAACCACTTGTAATTTGAAACTGACTTACGAACCCAAATACCACTGGGGTGTTTGATGTGTGACGCTTTGTACAGAACGTGTTCAAGGTCACTGTTCAGTTTCCATCGTGCAATCTTGCGACCATTCGCAGTCTTGCCATAATATTGTTCACCGTCAAGATAACGGTGTGCAGTAGACATCAACTGAGCGTACTCAATAATCATCTTACTGCAATGACTGTCATTGTGCATCTGGGCACAAATCTTTGGGTCATGATTCAAGTAAAAAATGTTCATTCTGTTTCTTCCATCTCCCAACGATAAAAGATATGGTCTTCAATCTCTATCGTCTTTGTCTTTGTCTTCGCCCATGCTGGTTCAACGTAATCTGCATGGTAGTGGGTTGCACCTTCTGTAATATCTGCAATCTTATTGCTACCATCTACAACACCAATTGTCAAGGTAAAAATCTGTTCAAAAGTTTCCATGTCATGAACACGGTCTGACTTACCATCACAATACCAACTGAACTGACAACGATTCCTTACAGGAATCATAACTGTGTTGTCTTTCCAACTTGGACGATGTGGGCCTTGGTAAACCACTTGACAAATAGTATTTGGATAACGACTATCATTAACACGATTTACTGTAACAGATATAACCGCCATCTGACCAGCGAGTGGTTGATTACGAGCCTCAAAGTAAACATTCTGTGCAAGACAGAACGCCTCGTCTGTGATAAATTGTTGTTTTGTCGGCACCGTATCTGCATTTGCAGTTGGTGTCAATGACAACATTGAACTTAGAATTAATTCTTTAAGCATGAAACGCCTCCATATATTCATCATTGTTTGTTTCAAAAACAACAAAGGGGAAATACTTGTCCATTGTCTTGACCAGATTCATATAGTCACCAGATTGCATTTCTTCTGTGATTGCATTTTCATCCATGTCGAGTTGTCGGGCAAGACTTCGTGCAGTACCCAAGAGTACAAATGCATTTCCATCTGGGCCGTCAAGATTAATCGTCAACGGCGCAGAAGTGTTTTTGAATTTCATCATACTGGTTCTCCATCAAGTGTTGTAAATCCCATAGGTGCGACCACATACTTTTCAGTACCGACCAGAACTTGGTCACCAACTGAAGTAGACCGCAATCCCATACCACTAGAGATATCACCAACAACGGTTACTGCATCGTTACCATCCTCTGGCATCTTCAGTGACCAACTGTCCATGATGTTCTGTGTCCACCGATATGCGTACTCAAGAGTCTCAATCAATGTTGGAAACTCTGGTACATCTACGAAAGCGACTGTGGATGGTGTGTCCTCAAACGCCGTGTGAATAACTGCTACCTGTGTCATTATATAATCTCCTCTTTCCATACTAGGTTTGCAAATTTGTCTTGTAGACGATACGCTTCCTTCTCCCAAGGTAAGTCGTAATACTTTGTGTTTGGGTTGACCTTACGACCTCTCCAAACGGCCTGGCCATTCTCGACCAAATCATCGTTCATTTCATTTCGGACATACTGTTTGACATGAATCATCTCATGACAAATTGTGGTCACCAACTCTTTGATACCAATGGTCTTGTCAACTTCGATGGTGAACTCACGATTGGTATCTTCCATCTGACAGTAACCGATTGCGTCATCATTCATCTTGTTTAACTGAACTGTAATATCCAGTGTACGATGTCGTGGTAACAACTGACCAATCATGAAATTCACTACCTTCTCGGCAATGTCTCTCTGGACTTTGTTCCCACCCTCTACAACAACGTAATTCATATTTACTCTCTTTCTCATCATTACAAGTATATGCTACTATGTTTTGATAACAATGTCAAGGGAAAAAACGAACTAAATAATCCTTGAAAATCAAGGGTTTAGAAAAGAAAAAGGGGGGAAAGTTCGTTTCCCCCCAAGACTTTAGCAAATCACGCCGAATCACTGGAACACTGAAAGTGAGAGAGAGAGGAGTCGTGTTCCGTTTCATAACAACCTCATTACCAAGTCTTTAATCATAGTACCTCATCAGTACCAAAATGTCAAGAAGTTTTACTTATTTGGGTCAACAAATTCGTCATTCCACCCAAACGCTTCTTTGACAACAACCGCCGAAAGTCCTTTATAGACTTGATGTAATTTTTTATCCTTTGCGGCCACTACCACCTCTGCCTCGCCTTGAGACAGACCTTCCAACATCTGAACGAACATCTGTTCCTTCTTCCATTGCGGTGTTTGGTTGTCACCACCTTTGATGAACCTGTACAACTTCTTTGACTCTTGGAAGAGTAAAGTGTGTTCAGTTCCATCTGGGGCTTCGTTTCTGTTGAAAGGAACTTCGCCAGGTGGTAAAATCCATTCGATTTTAGGGTCAAATGAACCCTTAATAATCATTCGCAATGCATCACTATTATTCTCTCTAAGAATTTCAATCTTCTTCTCTTTAGTCTTTGCATTATGAACTTTCTTCAGCACCTCATGTAGTAAAGGTGTATATGTATTCACTGCCATTTTAAAAGTCTCCAATATTTTCCATATGGTTTTTTAGTCGATGTTTAATGAAGTAGTTTAATAGACCACTTCTATCATTTACCGAACTATTTAGATAGGTATCCACACAGGCCTTGTTAATCTCATCTGGTGCATACTCTAAGTCTATCAGTTTTCTGTTGCGTTGATAATTTCGCAACATCTCTTCGTTACAAAAATCCTCTGGGACAAGGTCAACCCATGTCGCCAGTTTCTTCTTTGAGATAGGACGTTGACGTAATTCATCTACAAAACAATTATCTGGTGATAAGAAGTTTGGTACTCCATCACTACGGTCACCCTTTAGGATGTGTTCTTTGATGTATACGTCTGGGTCAATACCGTTCACGAACTTTTTCAGTGTCGGACTGTATTGTGTAACGAAACTGTGTTTCTGCAATTGAATGAAATCTTTGTCACCAGATACAATCAATACCTTCTCATAGTGTGAAGGTGTTTCTGCAACGTAGGATACAACAGATGCGATAATGTCATCGGCCTCTGCGTTCTCTACTTCTAAAACCTTGTAGGGCAGATTCTCTTCTAATTCTTTTTTGATTAGATGCAAGGTATCAAATATCGAACCCCAATCTAACTTGGATGCCTTACGGTCTTTACGTCTACCGTGTTTGTAATTTGGAAAGTATTCTCTTCTCCAATTACTTTTGTTATCATAACATAGTACCAGTTCTCCGAACTCTTCATTGAATCTACTACGATAACCCCTTAATGAATTGAGAACCATATGTCGAACCATGTCTGGGTCAACTTCAGTGTTGCGGCCAATCTGAATCATCAGATTAGAAAGCGTCACTTGGTTCATATCAACTAAAATCATATTATCACCTTATGCCTTGTCTGGGCCATCATCCTCAGTGAAGTCTTCTGACAATTCTCTTATCAATTCCATGTCCATATGGACATCGTGCTTCTTTTCCTTCTCATCATAACTCACATTTGAAATCAATTCAATCAAGTTTTGAAAAGGATGAGTAAACCCTCTATCTCTGTATATGGTCGCTTTGATAGCCTCAGACAAAAATGCAATATCCTGTATAAACTTACTTTCGGAAATCTCTACGTCATTCTCATCCATATTATGTATCATTGAAACCATAATTCCATCCGTTAACTCGTCTGCGAACTGTAACTCTTTATTGAGTTTCATCGCATCAAAGTTTGTCACTTTTGGTGCAATACCCACATACTTCTTTGGGAACTGCACAATGTTACTAGTCTGTCCATCATCCGTCATCATCCACCTTCCGACCAGCAGGCACAACAGTCACCCACTTAACTCGCTTCTCTTGGTATTCACCATAGAAGTCATCACACCAATCACCATTTCGTAAGTACGTTTCACAGTGTCGAATATACGCCTTACATGATGCTTCGTTTGCAATCGCACCCTTTACCTTTTGACGTACCGCCGCCCGATATGAAGAAAGCTGTTCCTTCTGGGTTTTGATATACTTTGTAACATTCACTCTTGAGAATGGATGTTCATCTGGTAACGTCAAAACAGATGGGTGTATATTAGAATACTTAGGTGGGTTCTCACGCAACCTTTTTTCCCTTGCAAGACGCAACCGTTCTGCGGCAGCCTCTCTCTGTTCTGGTGTCATTTTACGTCTTGGCATTTTAGTAACCTCTCTCATCCTTCAGTTTTGCCTGATTACGCAACCAACGTCTTCGGCCTGCGGCCTTTTGTTTGCGTTTCTTTTCACCCCTACTCATAAAAGATTCACGGGCTCTTAGTTCTTGAAAGAACCCTTCCTTCATAAGTTTCTTCTTTAGTACACGAATGGCACCATTAACATCTGGTTTACCATCTCTACCCTTTCTGACCCTTACTTCCATTTATCCCTCTGTGGTTATTGTTTCCACAATCTTGTCAAGTTTCTCTGCATCACTATTTTTCTTCTCAGTCACCTGTGCATCAAGTTCCTTGAAAGCGTTCAGTGCAGAAATCTTAGACAACAATTGTTTCTCTCGTTTTAGTCTATTCATAAGAATCTTGGTTGCCTCTGCACTGGAATATTCCAACAGAACGTAAACACGATACTGTGTACCGTTTACTACAACATCAGATTCCTTGACCCTGTAACCAGCAACATCAACATCTGCAATCAGATTTTTAGTCACTGTCTCAATCTCATTCAAGACTGAGGCATTCGCATCAGTACCAATCTTCGATACAAACGACTTTGTTTGAGAACGCAACTCACCATTGATACGGTCAGCAAGTGTTCTCTTTGCAAGTAGAATTGCAATATCATTAGACAACTGTAGGTCTGGTGATACTGC